CTGTGATTTCGGTGATTCCATTTGGTTTGCTTAATTCATTCATTATTTTTGTCCTTCAAAATAAGTTCTAATATTTGTCTACACCGTATTACTGCCATAAGATAAGATGCTCCCGGAGTAGCATATTTTTCTGAATCAGAATTTATAGTATCGGTAGTTGATTTTATTTCTATTTCTGTTAATTCATGAAAGATTCCTAAAATAGACTTTTTATATTCAGATATATCGAATTTCATTAATATTCCTCAATTTCTTCACGAAGTGATAATCGAATGAGCTTAACTTTTTTACCTGTTTCATAAGCAATTTTTTTTGCTAATGGCTTGAGGGATTTCATGCGTGCGAAATCAGCGCATACAAATGGCATGAAAACATTTTGACCCGATATCTGAATGGTTTGGCCGATGACGCCTTCGCCTTTTTCATCGACTGAAATAAATGCGAAAATTTCGTCAATTCTCAAGATATCATTTTCATGGTTTAAATAAACTTTAGTCATTTGGTAATTCCATTAATTTGTTTTCTAAAAGATAAATAAGCATTTTTGCTCGGGCATTAGCTTCGTTTTCGTCTTCTTGATCTTGACCAGTCCATGAATTAAATGCCGCTCTATAAAAAATTATCCACTTATCTAAATGTTGTGAAGGAATTTGTGTGTAATAAAATTCACATTGATTTAATTTAACATAGGGTGGAAGCATTTCACCAAGTTCTGCGACTGTGAAAGCAGAATATAAATTATAAATATCCTCATCAGGATAATCATTATTGATAGCGGAAAAACTTCTTACTTTGTTATTAGTAAGCAATAAATCCATATCAATACTTATTACAACTGATCCATCAGCCCAATAAAATACGCTTTCTTGCTTAACCCCAAGCTCTTTTAATCGTTTTGATAACTCGAGCGAACAAACTTGGTTTTCTAGGTTCACGCACCCATTCTCCTTTAAATTTACAGCATGGACATTCCCAAGGAATGCTTAATTCGTCATCTTGATAGAGACATGTTACATATACTTTATGGCTTCGTTCACTCATGCACCGTGGGCAGATAAAATTTAAGGTTTTCATTCTTCTGTATCCAATTTTAAAATTGCTCTTTTTAATTCTTTATAATTAATTTCAAAAGTTTTAATAATTTTCTGATCACTATTATCAATAATTTTCATTTCTATATACCATGCTGCATCAAGACGGCTGATTTCAATATTTAATCCATTACTGAAATTTTCCTCGGATGAATCAGTTGATATATAAGCAGTAATAATCATTTGTGACATACCTTATTAAATTTACACATCTTGCAGGCAAACCATAACGGCGAGTTATTTATTTTTGGTGGAATGGAGTCTGTATTCGCAATTAAAAAAGCTTTTCTGCATAATTGCTGATAAAAACCATCATCAAAAGTTACTAGTTCATCGGAAATATCACTATTATCCTTGTTTAGTACAAGTATATATGAACTATGAATACCACTCATACCCATATACGATTGGATTTGCGCATAATACTGTGGATTCCACGTTCGTAAACCTTTTTTAACAAAAATATTATAGCTTGCATCCTTGGCGGTTTTGATTTCAATAATGGCAAATGCTTTTCCTTTCTTAAGCCATACGGAATCAAGATGTCCTCTAAAAAAAGGCATTTCTTGAGCTACAAGGTCAGCCCATTCGCGGGCAATCTCAATCCCGGCCTCCGTTAACCAGTCCAGTATCAACCCTTCAAGATGTCGTCCAATAGCCCACGTTCTGCGTATTTTTGTGGGGACTGCTTCGGCTTTGGTTCCTTTAAATTCATACCAGATTTGACGCGGGCAATCGGCACCAATACCCGATGCCCCAATGTAGTCGCGGGTTTGTCTATCATCCCGCGACTGTACTTTTTCTATCTTTTTACATAATGTATTTTTACTCACTTGTAAGCCTTTTTAAAATGGAACGTCGCTCAAATCGAGTGGCGCGTTATTGTCATACATGCCCACTGGTGGACGGCTAGACGAATAACTGCTACTGATTGCAGCATGTGCCACTATCGGTAATCCAACGCCAGTCTCGCTTTTAAACCCTGTTGATGCGTGTACCTCTGCGACCCAGTTATATACTTTGCCTTTTTCATTCATTGCTGTTTCACGAATCTTAATACCGGCAATCTTGCCAACAAACGTGGCAAGGTCTGGATCGGTGGGTGGATTCGTGTGCTTTGGCTTTATGTTGAATAGTTGATACAAAAGCTTAAGCATGTTCAAAGCACGATGACGTGTTTTCATTGGGTCTTTATCGTATTGATCGCCGCCATAGACTTTTAATTTTTGCTGCACTTTCTGGCCTCTGAAATCACCATCCTGTAGTACCCATTCAATATTCAGATACTTAAATCCTGAATCCTTGTACTCTTGGTTGGTGAAGCTCTCGATTTTAGCGAGAGCTTTTGTGCCATCTGGTATTTGCGAAAATTGTTTTGCAAATGCGTCTTCAGATTTTCCTGTTACGTCACCCAATTCTGATTCCCAAAAAGTCATGATTATTCTTCCTCACTTAGTTGATAAAAAGGTATGTACTGTTTTATAGATTCAAAATTCATTTCAATTTCCATGGGCATATTGAATCTGTTTTTGCTTATATGAGCGTCTGAAACGCCGCTTAAAATAATCCTGTCATCAGTGCTGGAAATGAGATTCCTCCCTGATTCCGTCTGATTAACAAAAGACTTTAGTCTGCAAAAAAATACTGCATCCACATCATCAATATATACTTCACGACTTTTTTCGTGATTCATGACGATTGAGTAACGGTCGTAATCATCAAGATCGGGCGCTTTGTATTTTGTGGTTGTTAGATGAGCAATATAAATAACTGTAATACCTTTTTTCTGGAAATTATCTAATAAGCTTTTAGCATAACGATGCTCTTGTTGAGCAGCTTGAAAACCAGCGCCATACCCGCCGCAAGCTGAATTGAGTGAAGGTGGCTTTCCATTTTTTGTAAGAGTTTCCTTTTGTAAAATGTCATTAACAATGAGCTGATCCAGTTTTGAAATACTGTCAATGATTAATGTTTTAAACGGAGGGTTCTCAATTTCCAATAACTTGGCGATACCTTCTAAAAATTTATCGTAGGACTTAATAACACCGATATAATCAACATTATCAACACAACACTCCTCTGTCAGAAAAAACAGAGGAGATGGAAATTGACTGGCCAATGTTGATTTGCCAATGCCCGGAACACCGTATATCGTAATTCTTGGCGCAACGGGGCCTGATTTTTTTATAAAATTTAAAATATTATTCGGTTCTTTTTGTTTTCTATTTTGCATTAGAATCTCTCCTTGATAACGACGCTTGCCTTTCCTGGCTTTTTATCGATCAATTCCGCTAGTGCATTCTTGACCTTTTTAGGGGCCTCTAGCATATATCTATCACATAATCCTTTATCGATTGAATACGACACCGATTCTTTGATAGGATTGTAATTGTCTGGAAGCACCACACTTCCTGATTCATATAATTTTTTATTGAGCGAGTATGTAACTGGTGTTTTAATTTCCACTTTCCATTCATCATACTCGTATGTACGTTGGCCTTCATGATCGTGACTCATGCCAGAGACAATCATACCGGTCAATTGTTCTTTTCTTAAGGTAAGCCTTGCTAACTGCTTGTTTACCTTTTCCAATTCCTTAATCAGGTCTGCGAGACCTTGAAACTCAACTATATTAAAAGATTGCATCTTGTGTACCTCTTTAGTTTATTTACTGCGTCGGTATTGACGTAAAGCTAGGGTACGACAAGTCTCGACTTAAGTCAACACTTGTCGTATACTATTTTTAAATATTTATAAGGGAGGAGGAAAACGGGGTGAAACCACAAGACGTTAAAAATTATTACGGAAACCAATACAAATTTAGAAAGGTAACGGGCATGTCATCTTCTACGTTAGGTAATTGGCTTAAATGGGGATTTGTCCCCGAGGATGCTCAATATAAACTTGAGCGGTTAACAAAGGGTGGATTGAAAACGGAATGGACGAACGATGCAGAAAAATGAAAGAGAGAATCATGCGTATATTGGTGATGGCGTATATGCTGAATTTGACGGATACCGTATTTGGCTAAGAACAGGGCATCATCTGGATAGTGAATGCGACAACAAAATTTGTCTCGAGCCAGAGGTATTGGATTCTTTAAATGAATTTTATAACAATTGTATAGGAAAAAAAGAATGAGCTTGGTTAAAGATGATGATTTACCAGTAGGAATGAAAGCACGACAACGGATTGCTCATGAAATTGCACAACAAGCTGCTTCTCAAGTATGGAATATCGCAGTCGATGAGCATAAAAAAATTGATTCCCAGATCACAGGTAATGAAGCTTTGTCTTACTTGGGAACACTTTTGCAAGATTTTTGTGGGCATTGGATTTGTATGATGGATCGTATCAGGCTAGAAGACGATGCGGGCGTTTTACGCGAAGATATGATTAAAAATTTAATGAATGGAATTCTGGCTACTATTGGTTGCACTGCTTCTTTTGAAGCAGAACCCGAGTTGCCTCAAGGAATTAAAAAATTGAAAAAGGAATGCAGTAATGAAAAGCCCGAATAAAATTGTAAGCACGATATTTTTTTGTTTAACGTGTAAAAATGGGCCGTTCTCGGAAGAGACAGTGCGGGATCATGGTTGTCCTCTTCCATTAGAAGTCATTCAGAACACTATTACCTGCACCAAAAAACCTTGGGCACGTTTCCTAGATTGGATTTTACAGGATATAACTTTTTGGTTGGCTTTCATGGGTGGAGTTATAATCAATAGTCTTCTAATGCCACATTTTCATTTAAGCTTTTCTCAAGAATTATTGGAATCATTTTGTTTGGGATTATTATTAGTTGGACTACTTAAGGGATAATTGATGACAAAGGAACATAACAACGTATTGGAAGCGAAACGCAGCCTTAAGGCTCACATTAGTTTTATGGAAACGCTTGTCAAACATTTGAACGGCACCGATAAACTATTGCGTGGTCGCGCAATGTGGACAGCATGGTGCTTACATCGGTATTTCAATGACAACCTTATGCGTGATCTTCAAGATGCCATCGAACAGAACGTTCCACCTGCTGGTCAGCCTACTAACTAGGTATCTGTCTAAACGAAAACAATTAAGTTAAGATGATCTCTTGCCGGAGAATAAACTTCGGTAAGAAGGAGTTCTCATGGAAATTGATTTACATTCAAAAGCTATTAATCTTCTGGAAAATATTGCTAATTCTGTCCATGAGCGAGAGCCAAATAATCCGAATATATTATGTTTTACGAAGAATGAAGTAGAAGTAGTGGAGCAATGGTTGGCAAATTTTATCCACATACATCTGAAATGAACAAGCCCGTTTGTGTTTGCGTGTCCACTCAACGGGCTTTATGTTTTTTTGCTTAATAAGGAGTTTTGTCATGAAAAACAAGAGTAATATAACACGCTTGAAAGGGAATGGATAGGCTTAAAGCAATTGGCATCCATGCCAGCTAATTAGAAAGTGTAAATGTGAAGTTTGTCCGACCGATCATTTACGAAATTAACGATAGCCCTGAAAACATCATGTTTTTGGGCTTTTTACATAAACAAAACTTATAACATGCAAGGTGCATTATAACATGCCAAGATTAAAAGAAAACCCCAATATCTCTCCTTTCCTCTCGCAATGCATTCGACTTTTTAAAGTACAATATAATCGCAATCCCCTTAAAGGAATTAAGGGTTTTAACTAGGAGACGGATTTTATGTCACATCAAGTACGCAAATTGCATAACCCGAAATCACATGCCCCAGCCGTTTATATTCCATGTTGGTTAATTCAAGTTTCCTCCACATTACTATCCTATGCCGCCAAAATTGTTTATGGGCGACTATCTCAGTGGAGTACAACGAAATGTACGGTGCATAGAAGTCTTGACCAGCTTAGCCAAGAAATAGGTATGAATAGACGCTCGCTTGAACGAATCCTTAAAGAGCTTAGAAATGTGGATTTGATTGGCACTTATCAAGCCGAAGCCGGTGGCGTTAATCACTACCAATTTTATGACCACCCGTGGATGCACGCGCCAATAAATGAACATCTTGTCTACCATGAAAGTTATCCACAGGCACATCCCGCAAAAGTTGTACCCCCCCGCGAATCTGCGGATACCCCCCCCGCAACTTTGCGGGTACCTACCCGCGAATCTGCGGAACCTAAAATAAGAGAAATAAAAGTAAATAATAATAAAAGCTTTTGCGCTGACGCTTCAAAAAAGCCCAAAAGCGACTGGAAGGCAGAGAACGCCAAAGTGCATTCCTTTGCAGAAAGCAAAAACCAAATGGCGAACGAAGCCAAGCACATTGAAGAACACGAAGCAATCAAACGAGCGCCCATGCCAGAGAGTTTGAGGTCTCTCGTTAAAAATATAAGTCGTAGGTGCTAGCTATGAGTCAACCAAGGACGGTTGAAGAATGCAAAAAGACTTTGATCAAACTCGCCATACGGCACGGCGTACCTCCGAAGCTTATTTCTGAGAGGCTCTTGAGTCAGAACGACAAAGACGATATGTTAAGCGGGCTTATTCCAGCAGACACGCTGGATTGTTACGTCAGAGTGTGGAAGCAATACGGAATGTGCAACTACGCAGACGGCACAGGCGCTTGGTACAGCGATTTTAAACTTTACCAATAGGTCAGGGGTCACCAGAGAAAGTCGCCCTAGTAACGGATTTACCCCATAGGATTTGATATTTAACGTAAGGATACGGACGAAATGCAGAAAGGAACAGTAAAATGGTTCAATGATGGTAAAGGTTTTGGTTTCATTGCCTCTGAGGGCAGTGATTATTTTGTTCATTTTAAAGAAATCCAGAGTGAAGGGTTCAAAAGCCTCAAAGAGGGTGACAGGGTTACCTTTGAGCGCGGTGATTCACCCAAAGGCCCTGTTGCAAAAAATGTTCAAATCGAAAGGTAATGTTGTATAGGGCATTTGAGCGAATGCCCTAACCTTCTCCGTTTTCGAGTAGCGAGATGTGGCCTATGGCTGCAAAGCGGGCTATACCTTCGTACTGGAACATTTCGTCAGAGGATCGCAATACCGTCATCTGGTTACTCGAGATTTGGTAATACCATCCCTTTCTATCTTCATCCCACAATATTCTAAAATAATAAGCTCCAAATTTTTCCATGTATTTCCCTCAATTAAAAACGTCTGGTATTAAATCATCCACCAATTGCTGCATTTTGCTTGTTATGTAATCTGTGACGCATTCGCGCCATACGGTGTTAAACTCGATGGCTTCGTCAAAATCTGTTGAGTTTTTGAGATAGCGGGTTAAGGCTGGTAACATTCTGGTTTCCCAGTGTTTGTTATCCGGCCCCGAGGCTTCAGTAGCCCACGCATTATCGTCACACATAATGATTGCAGCAAATTCGGTTTGCACAAAATCCGGCAAATCGTGGACGTTTAAACTGTAAAAACCGTCGAGTCTATCGAATTTTGCGTAATGTGACACGCATTCCTTGGCAAAGCTTCGCACTTGATTATGCATAGTTGATCCCTCAATTATCGTTGACAAAGGGTATTGTTTGCGTGCCATACGTCACATAGCGGGCACCAAACATCGCCGTTGATTAACACGGGTCTTCCGTTGACCCATTTTTTTGCATTTATGTTGAACAAATCAATGATGAATTCTTGTATATTCCATTTTACTGGTTGTGCTATATTTCTGTTAGACATGATTTTTTCCTTGTAGGTTAATTTGTGTCAACGAGCTAGGGGTCTGAAGCCTCTAGCTCATCCTTATTTTTGATTCGCAATTATCACAAGTAATAGTATTATTACTATCCACATCATTTTCATTTCTCCTCTTTCAATATTTCTTTCAATTCTTCCAGCGCAGATAAAACCTTTCCATAATGAAATACTAACTTTTGAAATTTTTGTTCATCATTTGGATGACACTTAAATAATCCATCCTGCGCAAATTCTAGGAAGCCTTGATATTTATTAATGTCATTTTCTATTATTGTCATTTCAGTTTCCTTCTAGGCGTTGTTGATAAAACCATTATGCCAACACTTGACACACATGTCAACACTTGACATGAATTATTTTCATGAGCATTTACCTCTCACAAATCCTTGACATTTATGTTATTGTTATTTTGCTACGTAGGAAGCGTACAATCAGTTATTAATCGATTAATAATTTTTAAAGGGAGCAACAAACATGAGCGAAGATGTCAAAGACTATACATCCGCCGATGGTGACGAAGGCAACACTCATTACAACGGCGTGCCATCCTCTTATGGCAAACGAGTTGAGATGCAGAACAAAATGCAGCCTAAATATTGCGAGCCAGGTGCAGCAGGCGACGATATGAAGGGCGAAAAGCGTAACGAACAAGCTGGGCCGTAAATTATGACTCGGCGTAAAAATCCCGAGGATAAACTTAAAATGGGTCGCCCTCTCGAATATACCAAAGAGATGGGCGATTACATTTGCGAGCTAGTTTCCTCTACAGGATTTGGCTTATTGAAGCTGACAAAGCTCTACCCTGAATTACCCGACAAGATAACTATTAACCGTTGGCGCTATCGCGTGCCTGACTTTCGCCACCAATACGCAATGGCAAAGATTGAGCAAGCTGATATTTTGGCTGAAGAATGCCTTGAAATTGCAGATGATGATAGCGGCGATACCAAATTATCGCCCGATGGTTTTGAACTTTGTAACACCGAATTTATTGCTCGTGCGCGTCTACGCGTAGATACGCGTAAATGGCTGGCATCTAAATTGTTACCTAAACAATACGGGCAACAGGCTGAAGAAGTTAAGCCCGAAAACAAATCCATAATTGAAATGTTGATAGACAAACTGGCGGAGTAGAAATGTCAAATGTTGTTCCATTGCGTGATGGTGTTAAATTATTAATTTGTGGTTGCAGTAATGATAGGTTTTATCTTCATTGCTCGCCGTCTGAAAAATTAACCTTGGTTTGCACTGAATGTTTGTGCGGTATAAATGGCTATGATGTGACAAAGAAAAATTATGTTGATGGATGTCCCTGCACAAATAATTGTTGCGAACACCCCAAAGTAAATCATGCTGAATCTTATTCAGAATGTGTAAATTGTTGGACTGGCTGTCACTGCAATAGTTGAGGCTATAACATGGATGAAGCAAAGTTGATTCGTGTGCTGAAGTCGCTGCCGCTCTTTGCTAAAAATTTTTTAATCATTCATGACAAGTCAGGTCGTGAATTAAAGTTTGAAATGAACCGCGCACAGCTCTATGTTCACGAACGACTTGAGGCACAGCTACTGGCAACCGGTAAGGTTCGAGCCTTGATATTGAAAGGGAGGCAGCAAGGTGTATCAACGTATGTACAAGCTCGATACTTTCAAAAGATTATTACAAAGCGTGGCAAGAAAGCATTCATTTTGACTCATTTGTCCGATGCTACAGCCGCCATATTTGAGATGACAAAACGCTACAGCGAAAACGTAGACAGCTCCCTCTTTCCCACCCCTGATAAGAAAAACGATAACAAGCTGACGTATGATGGTTTGGGTTCGGGTTATCGTGTGGGCACAGCAGGCAGTGTTGAGATTGGTCGATCCATGACTAATCAGTATCTCCATTTGTCTGAATATGGATTTTATAAAGATGCATCCAGTATTAGCTTGGGATTGCTGCAAACGGTTGCCGAGATTGCTGATACTGAAATCATCAAGGAATCAACTGCCAACGGACAGGATAATGATTTCTATTCTGACTGGATGGAAGCGAAGAACGGCAAGACACGGTATCAGGCAATCTTTGTCCCGTGGTATTGGCAAGACGAATACTGCATTGATGATCCAGCATTCATTCCCAATGATGAGGAACGGGAGTGGCTTACAAAGTTTGGTGTAAATGGTTTGAAAGCGGGTCACTTAAACTGGCGTCGAATCAAGCTTCAAGATTTCAAGGGTGATTATGAGCAGAAATGTAGAAAGTTTCGTCAGGAATATCCGTTCACCGATGACGAAGCATTCCTTTCATCCATCACAGATACATTCATTCAGGTTGAACACGTACAGAAAGCGCGTAAAACAATAGTTGATAGCACATCCGAATTGGTCATTGGTGTTGATCCAGCACGTATGGGTGATGACCGTATCGCAATCATACGTCGTAAAGGTCGTAAGGCGTTCAAACTGGAAACGCATTACAATATTGATACGATGGAACTTGCGGGAATGATTAAACGAATCATAGAAAAGGAAAAACCACGTAAGGTTTATATTGATTGCATCGGGATTGGTGCGGGTGTCGTTGATCGATTGCATGAATTGGGATATACCGATATTGTAGTTGGTGTAAATGTTGCCAGAAAAGCCGAGGAACCAAAACGCTACAAAAATGTGCGTGCTGAATTGTGGGATCGCACTCGCGAATGGCTGATTCAGGATATGGATGTAGAGATACCAGACAGTGATGAGCTGCAAACTGATTTAACGATCTTTGGCTATAAGTACGATTCAAGTGATAAACTTGTGATCGAAGGCAAAGACGATATGAAAAAGAGAGGATGTCTGTCACCGGATTGTGGCGAGGCATTGATGCTAACATTTTACGAAGGGGAATACGTATCAGAGGGCAGTTACCAGCCCACTAAATTACCAGAACGACATGCAGGTATGCTGATTTAAGATTGACACAGGAAGTTGTCAATCAACTTGGGAAAAGTTGATAAATATATACAAGGGACTGCCATGGCCAAGGTGAACGAGAAAATTGCGCGTGAAGCGCGTATCGCGTATGAAAAATTCTACGCGAGTTTCAAACAAAATATTGATTTGTACCACATGATGCACACCTTCGTTTTGGGATCGCAATGGTCTGACGAAGAAGAAGACGACATGATTAAGACGTACCGTAAGGTGCCTCTTACTGCAAACAAACTTGGCACAATGGCCAATGCATTGTTGGGCGAGCAACAACAAAATACTCCTCAATTACAAGTCGTACCGATGACCGGGTGTGACGAGAAAGTAGCGTCACTTCGTGAAGTCATCACGAAAGATATTATGTTTTCAACGTCTGCCACGATTGCTTATCAGGTATCAGCAAGTCAGGCTGCTATTGGTAGTTACAGTGCGTATTGCGTGGGGACAGATTATTCGCATTCCAAATCCTTCAATCAGGATATTGAGTACTGGTATTTCAAGGATGCAACACGTTGCTATTGGGATGTTGGCGCCGAATCAATCAGTAAAACTGATGGCACGCTATGCGGTTACCTGTCACGCATGACTCGTACAAAGTTTCGCCAAGTTTATGGTAAAGAGATTGAAAAGCAAATCATGAAATCGAGCAGCATCGCAGCGCCCGAGGAAGAAGTGGCACTCGCTGTGCAGCCGAATGATTCCGGCAATCCGTTCATGTGGGCAGACGATGATTCAATCACCATCATTGATCATTATGTACGCAAGTTTGAAAAGGATACGCTATACAAACTATCAAACGGCAATGTCCTGAATCAGGAAGAAATGGACGAGCTGATTGATAAGTCCAAAGCGATTAATGCCCGTCATGCTGAAATAGATGAACGAATGCAGTATATGAGCATGGATGGAATGCCGCCGTCCGATGGGCATTTTGCAAGTGCTGGTGCAGATGCCGGTGATCTGGCAACACAACTTGCTCAAGCGGGTAAACCCCCAATGGGTCAGGGTCAACCCGATGAACAAAAGCAATCCTACAACCCACAAGGTTTTGGGATGGAAGGTGACCACGACATATTGCCACAGGATAAAGGCGTTGATGTCACACCTAACAAGCAAGTGACGCCCAACGAAGAAACAGAATCGGTTGATACGATGGTATTGTGGGATGAGGGTGAAATGGTTCGCATTGAAGAAAAGCGCCCATCCAAAAAACATAAGATTATTCATTACCGGATAGCAGGTGAATATGAGCTTGACAAGACAGAGTTTCCCAGCGAGCAATTGCCCTTGGTTTTCGTTGACAATAACAGTTACTACGACAAAACGGGTCGGCAAATTACGCGCTCTTTCTTTGGTGATTGTCGCGATACGCAACGTTATATCAACTATTTACGCACACAATCAGCTTATATCCTGAAAGTGAGCCGATACGATCAATGGATAGGTTCAAAGAAAAATGTAACCAGTCTGGATACGTCACGCAATTGGAAAGACCCAACATCAATTCAAGGAATGTTAACGTATGACGAATCACCTGAAGGAAACAAGCCCGAGCAAGTTAGACCGCCAGAATTGTCTCAATCCTTGTTTCAGCAATACGAACTTGCTATCCAAGACTTGTACACTTCTACAGGCTTGTACCCAGCTCGCATGGGTGATAATGGAGACGAGGCATCCGGTGCTGCAATCGATGCCCGAACACGACAAGGCAGTTATGCAACGTATGTATTTTTTAACTCAATCAATCGTGCCATAGCAACAGGTGGGGAAATTGTTAATGAGATGATCCCGCGTGTATATGATACCGAACGCGTATTAACGCTCATGATGCCTGACAAGGGTATGAAGAATGTGACGATTAACCGTGAGGCAGATGAATATGGCGAAAGCATTGAAAATGATATCCGAAAGGGAACGTATCAAGTCAGATTGAAGCCAGGCCCATCGTATGAAGGACAGAAAGAAGTCGCGTTGCAATCATTACGTGAAGTATTAAAAGCCGATCCAACATCATGGACATTGATTGCTGATCTTTTTGCAGCGAACTTGCCATTGTCTAATACGCTTGAAATTACCAATCGATTAAAGACTCGCGTACCGCCGCAAATCATTGAAGCGGGTAAGACAGGCGAAATGCCTCAACAGCAGGATCAAGGCCCGACACCAGAGCAACAAGCTATGCAATTGCAGCAACAACAATTGCAACAGCAACAGCAATACCAACAGGCACAGATACAACTCAAAATGCAAGAGTTGGCAATCAAGCAAAAAGAATCTCAAGCGGAAATTGAAATTGAGAAGATGAAACTTGAAATTGCCCAGCTCGAGCTGGCAGGAAGCATTGAGGAAAGCAAAATGCGTTTCATGGGCGAGGCTAACCGTACGGAAACAGATAGATCGATTGCGCACGCTGATAACTTGGTCAAAATTTTAACGCACAAGGTTCATTAAACCACGTAGAGAGGGACACATGAGTATAAGTAGTATTGATGATCTTTTGATGGGTACAGGTAATTCACAGCAAGCGACGACACCCGAGCATAAGGACAAACTGGAAAACGAAAAGGCACCGATTGAGGAAATGGATGCGGATGCACCCGAGTACGATACCGGTGATGATGCAGGAACCGATGAACCAGATAGTGAATTGGATGAATCAGAGAGTGAAGACGATAAGCCGGAGAAGAAAGCTGATTCGGAAGACGAAGCAGAGTTTGAGGAGGACGAGTACGGCAACAAGAAAGAACGCATGTCCAAAGGCATGAAGGATCGCCTTGACCGCAAAGAGAAACAACATCAGCGTGAGATTGAACAGCGTGACTTTGAATTGCAACAACTTCGTCAGCAATTGGCCAGCAAGGGTGCAAGTCCTGATGTCCAGAAAGCCGCCGCTGACTTTGAGTATAATCCAAATGACGAATCATCATGGCAAGAGCAATTGACAGATTTCGTCAAGCAAACCGTCAAAGGTATGCATTCTGATGAAGAACAAAAAACACGTGAGATACAGGAACAACATGCGCAACGTGAGTTCCACCAAAAATTCACGAAAGGCATGGATCGGTTTACTGATTTCCGTGAAGTAGTCGGTGCTATGCCCATGAGAGATGCGATGACGTTATCCCTTCGTGCCATGGCCGATCCGTCTGCATTCATTTATGCAGCAAGCAAACGTCATCCACAGGAAATCGAGCGTATTTCAAAACTGGCAGACCCTTATGCGCAAATTGCTGAAATGGGCAAGCTTGAGGAACGTATGCGCCGAAACAAGCCGACAACCAAAGCACCCAGACCGTTGGGACGCACGCGTGAAGATGCAACCTCGAAGATAACACCTAAACAAAAAGACACGTCCGGCGATGATTTATTGGCGAAAGCTGATGCTAAGCGCTTGGCAACAGTGAAAACACGACATAAGGCTAATCGATAAGGAGAATAAGTAATGGCTTTAGATATTCGTTTGGATTTTATTAAAAATATTGACCCGACATACATTGAGAAAATGACAGAAATTCGCAAAGGCTTCATTGCCGTTGATGATTTGTTGAAAGGTATGGCAGATGAAGCCGCAGCCAAGGATGATGCGAGTGCCGGTCGTTGTGTTGCGCTGGCTCGCACTTTTAATGAACAAGCATGTCAGTCAACAATCAAATCACTCTGTCTTTTGGGTGAAATGAAGTAACCAAATTGACCTAACTCGTTTTTAACATAAAGCTAGTTAGGTCACTATTTGACAAAAGTATGTTCAAAGGAATAAGATTGCCTTGATGAGTAAGGGATTCCATCACCCAAGATAGATTAGACGCGTAATGTATTGTCGCCCGTCAGACAAATGAAAAGTTAAAGGCGCTCGCAAGAGCATTTTTTCTAATTATTTGTTCAGGGAGAACAATAATGTCGAACCTATTTAGGGAAACTCAATACGTTCTGGATGACGTATTTGTACGTTTCTGGAACAGCTTATCTTTCGCAAGAACTTCAAACCGTAACCTCGAAGGTGATTTCAAAAACCTACGCTTTGCTACTGGTCAAACACTTGACTATCGTCTGGAAGAAAGATATTTAGGCGGTGAAGGTGCAAGTGCAACATCCGAATCTCGCGTACAGGTCATCCGACCGTTAACCATTACCAAGCAATTCCGCATCATGCTCGAGTACACAGGGTTTAATCTGACCTTTGATCGCGCACGTGACGAACCTTACCTTGAAATGGCCAACGCACCGCGCGCAAAGCGCTTGGGTAATATGGTTGAACGCTTTATTGCTAGTGAATTTCAAACCAAAACATACCAGGCCGTTGGTACACCGGGCGTTCCTGTAGACTTCAACACAATTCTAAGTGCTGATGCGTACATGACCGAACTTGCAATTCCTGAAGATGGTAAACGTTATTCAGGTGTGGGACCTCGTATTGCCGCTAACCTTTCAAATGACCTTTACAACACATTCAACAACACGGTAAACACGGGCGCGTTGATTGATGGTTTCGTAGGTCACTTGTCCGGGTTTGACTTCTTCAAGACCAATTTCTTGACACGTCAAATAGCAGGTGCAGGTCAGGCAGGCGGTTCACCTCCGGCTGGATTCCTGTTGGGCGGAACAGTTACAAACGGCCCTATCACAGGTGGAAACACAATCAGCGTAACAGGCTTGGGTCAAGCACCTGGAACAGTTGTTTTCCGCTTAGGCGATATCATTGAAATTGATGATGCAGCCGGTGTATTCATGGTCAATCCGTTGACCTATGAAGCATTGGAACAACGTGCCCAGTTTGTTGTAACAGCCGATGTCGTTTCAGCCGATGGTAACACAGCAGATATTCCTGTTAACCCAACGATTGTTATTGATGGCGCACGCCAAAATATTTCTGCCGCGATTCCAATGGGCGCTCAAATATTGCTGCGGGCTTCTCATAACGTATCTCTCGCCTATCACACTCAAGCTGTTGTGTTCGCTGCACCTCCCATTAAAGAATTGCGCGGTGGTGTTGAGGCAGTAACCCGTTATTCCGACTTGTACAAGTTGGCAATGACCTACTCCCTCGGTGCGGATATTCGTAACTACGAACAGTTGGATCGTATCGACGTTATTTGCGGTGTTGCAATTAACCCGGAATTTGCGGTTCGTATTTGTTCGTAAGCTAACCTTGGTGCCCCCTTGCGGGGGCGTCATCATGTCAAGAGGTGAAGGATGGAAGGAACACCCGCTGTATATCTAGGCAGAATCATTGAGAAAAAACATTTTCGTGCGTTTATCTATGGGTCAAATGGCGAAAAAAAACTGGTTGAGTCATGGGATGAATTCGAGGCCAACATGCAATCCGGTATTTGGTTTGCAACCGTTGAAGATGCAGCAGCGAGTAAGGCAATTGTTGAAGATGCCGAACCCGTTGAAGTCGTCAAAAAGGCACGTAAAAAACCTGTTCCCAAGCCAAAACCTGAAGCTGTTGAGCCAGTAGATGAATTGGAAGACGTACTACCAGACGATGGATCGGTGATTGAAGTGAAGGACGATTTTCTACCTACCGGGAATGAATAATGTCTACGACGGTTCGAGACTTTGTATTTCAAATGTACCGGTTGATTACGGCATCCTCGCCCGTTGTACCGGAACATGGTGATGATCAGAAACTTGCAATACAGGTGTTGAACCAAATTTTACAAAGCTATGCGTCAACTGGGTTGCTTCTAACGATTGCCAAAACGGTATCAGTTGATGTCAATTTGCCAGTGAAAGAAATCTGGTTTGTATCACCAGATTATGTTGGGCCTGTTACGACACAACAGGAAACTGTCACCCTAACGGCTGTCTCTCCCAGTTTCAATGTGGCAGACGGTTCGATTTACAGTGTAGGTGATGGTGTTTCAGGTGGAGGGATTCCGCTGGGGACGAAGATATTAAGCATTGTAGTAAACGTGGTCACGATGACCATGAATGCAACGCTAACAGGTGCGAGTGTGTTGACATTCTCACATGAGATTGCAACACCAGACGTTGCGTATATCAGGGAAGGACGGCTTGCCAACCTTGATAGTGCATGGCTTGTCTTAAGCGGAGTTACCTATCCGCTGATTGAGAAGTCCAGGGATGAATTCTTGGCGGCATGGAAATATGAACCTTTACAAGGTTTGCCGCGTTTTATTATTACTTTTCCCGATACGAATTTTGTCCGGGCGCAGTTATATCCTGCACCTAGCCAATTTTATACGTTTTTCTGCCGGGGGAAGTTTCAAAAGTTGCCACTGACTTCAAACGATACTCTGGATGGATTGCCACAGTATCAAGAGCTGTTTTTGCTTTATGCAGTGGCAAAGTATGTTTGCAAGTTTAAAGGTCGAAGTGGGGCATGGACGCAGGATTTAGAGGCTGACTATCGGGAACTTAAAATGCAGATGGAAGCTGCATCCGAAGTCAATCTCTCTATTGCCGGTGATGAGCAGTCATTATTGAATGGCGCGTGGCGTGTCAGGGCAGGTGTTTAGTGGCCGCGCTGGACAAGCAAGAGGTTGCCAAGATAGAGCAACTACCCATTTTTTGTTATTTCGACAAGCAGCGTTTTACGCAATTTGGTGCGATGGATTGTGCCAACTGGTATGGCATTCAGGTTGAATCTGGTAAGAAAACACAAGCTTTGTACCCTGCCATGGGTCGTCAGCATGTGCGTTTCCTTAACCAGAATCGGCTTGTTTTTAATGCGCAGCCGCGTGTTGAGTTCAAATCGATAAATTATTTGTATGTGGTGGATGGTACAACCGTTTATCAATACGACAGATTCTATAACAGAAAAGTATTATCGATCAGTGTGTCATTGGGTACGCCCATTTGGTTTGCGACATTAGCCGTCGGCACGCTGGTTTATAACATGATGACGGATGGCAACCATATATTCGTAATAAAAGAAGATGGTTCCAACGTCACAGCCGAGGTGGTTACCGATCCCAATGCTCCCGGTGGTGCAACCACAGGTGGCAAACCTCTCTACGTTGCGGCGTTCGGTAACCGCTTCGTTGTAAGCGTAGAGAATACACCCGATTTTTACCTAAGCACGGTTAACCTGACGGGTACTGCGAATACGTACTTCACGATTAATGGTGCTGCGTTGAATGGTCGGGCATCCGGTGTTATTGGGCAATTTGCAGTATTACACAACCAGTTGTATATCATGTGCAGTTTCACGACGGATGTTTGGGCAAATATCATTACCCAAATTACGGTTGGAAGTGTGACACGTGAATTTCCATGGAAACTGAATAGTTCATACAACTTTGATTATGGTATTGCTGATCCGCGTAGTTTAGCGGTTGGATTTGGCATGATGGTGTGGCTTGCTCAAAATGAAGAAGGACTTGTGTCATTCATGATGAGTAATGGTCAAACACCGCAGGATATCTCAAGCCAGGCGATTAACGTCTTGCTTGAAAACTCGACGCACCCAGACACGTTAAGCCCATTTTTAACGACTGAAGTCGATGGGTTTTTGTATCAGTATGAGAACACGGTTTTTTATCGTGCAGCCGCTGGAACATTTGTTGGTTTTGGTGATTTGGATATTATTGATAATGCGAATTCCATTGAATATAACTTTGAAACTACAAAATGGGGTCGCTGTATTGAATTGAATGGCGAGCGTAATCGCATACAAAAGCACGTTTATTTTAATAATACGCATTTGGTGATTGTGCAGGATGATCCAGCCATTTATCAGATGGCAGGAAACATTTATCACAATGAACTTAGAAATCCTGATCAGCCAAATGAACAAGCTGATGATGCATTTTTAAAATTTCCAATGCGATATGAGTTGGTTACAAAACAAATTTTTCAGGATGATTATTCGGAGTTCGTCGATGAATATGTGGAAATTGATTTCGTTTTCGGTAACAAAACTTTTTATAAGAGTTGCGCTCCTTTTCTTAACACTACGTTTATCGTTGGTGAAGATAGTACGCCGACAAACCCTATTTATATGCTTACAGAGGATGATAAATACATTATTGCAGAAGGATCGAATACACCTTCTTTTGATGATAACCACTATTGTGCTTTGTTTAAGCCTTACCTTGAACTTTATTACTCTGACGATGGGGGAGAAACTTACCTCCCAGCAGACGTCCGGGAATTCTCTCCATTGGGTCAATATCGATGGCGGATGCGTTGGTATGAATTGGGATGCTCAAGAAACCGATGTTACCGATTAGTGTGTGTGTCATCAGCCCCTATTGTGATTTTGGGCGCTGTGCGTAACACGAAACGTGTGAGCGGAGGTGCTAATTAATGGCTATCTTTCTCGATAGAATTGATGCAGTGCCAATTGCGAGTAACACGGAGTTTGACTCGCAATTTTTACAATGGCTCTGGGTATTGGTGGATGCCTTAAATGGCAACATGACTGATATTCAGGGAGCCTTTAATTTACTAACAGCTATTGGATATACGCAGACACAAATTACAGACATGAATACAGCCGGAGAATTGGCTAATGGTGTGATCCTGTATGACACCACCAATGATGTGTACGTAGGGAGAGAAGCCGGATCGCTTGTGAAATTCACCACGACCGCTTACCCATAAGGAGATGTGATATGAGCTGGTTAGACGGTATTGGGAACATGTTTGATAGTTTTTTGAATCCACAAAAAGGATATCAAAAAGGCCAGGATCAACTTAATAAATACTATCGAGATGCTCAAGGCAATTTGCAGCCCTATAACGCGAATGGACAAAGTGCCTATGGTGATTATTCGGGTGCCATGAAGCGATTGCTCGATCCCGCTGCTTTAGAGGCTGAATGGACTAAGGGTTATAGCGAATCGCCGTCTGCCAAAAATGCGGAGGGAATGGCGCAAGAACATGGATTGGATGCAGCAAGTGGTTTGGGTCTGATGGGTTCCAATACCGCGTTGAATGCGATTCAAGGTGGTACGACCCAAATCGGATTAGATGACAGACAAAATTATCTGAATAACCTGATGCAGAAATACATGGCAGGCGCAGGTATCGCGGGTAATATCTATGGGACTGGTGCGAGTGCTGCAAGCAACATGAGCAATAATGCGATGAACATGGGGAATAATTCAGCGCAGATGGCTTATGGCGAACAAAATGCACCGGGTGATTTATTTGGTAAGCTATTGGGAACCGGCATAAGCATGTACACCGGTGGTATGGGTGGCGGTGGTTTCGGAGGTAGCGCTGGAATGCCTGAATATGCAAAGAATGCCATTATGTCTAGCGGTGGTGGTGGTAATGGTTGGTCTTTTGGAGGTAGATAATGGCTCTTAATATACCGATGCCGGAATCCCCAGGGAAATCCCTTTTGCAGGGACTTGATACAGGGTCGTCCATGATGAGTCGTATCATGCAGCCTGTGATTGAGCGTGAGCGTATGAAGCAGCAACAAGCCCAGTTTGCCCAGGATTATATACTCAAAAAGCAAGCTGAAAGCCGTGCCAATGCTTTAATGCCGTATATGATTCAGCAATATCAGGATACGCATAAAACGGCAGCCAATGCAGCACAAATGAAATCCATATATTTGGGACTGATGCAAGATGCGTTAAAAGGAGGTGGTGATGCTGGTGCGTCCCCTGTTCCTGCACCTTTACCAGGAATGGCGTCACAAGCTGGCGGTGGTCAACCGAATGCAGCACCAAGTGGGATGCCTCCTCAAGCAGGCGGTATGCCGCAGCTCGGCGTAATGCCGCCAGAGCTAGGTGGGACGGCTCCGGAAGTGGGTAACTTTCTGAATACTGGGGGACAATTACCAGAGGGGTCTGATAACAGTCAACCAGTGGCACCTCATCCTGATTTAATGTTACCTCAGGGTGTTGGTACCCCTTCTCAACCTATTCCAGCACCTCCTCAAATGGGCGGTATGCCTAGTCCTGTTCAGGGTTTACCCGTTGGTGGACAAGCGCCTGTAGCGCCGTCCGTGCCTCAGGTTATGCCCAATCAGAATATGATAGACACCCAGGAACACGTATTGCGTCCGGGTAATCCAAGATTATCAAAAATGGATGCTGTGGCAGGATTAGTACCGGGTATTCCAAAGCCTGTTCAACATTTTTCTGATGGTATGCTTATTACGTCATATCCTAGTGGACGAATAACGGCACAACAAATTGCCGGAGGAAATAGCACACTTCGTGGGCCTGCAAGAGATGCATCTGATTTGGAGAAACTTAAAAATCAAGCAGGTGAAAATAGCGAAGTTTATCAAAATGCTAAATCCGCTTATGACGCCACACTGGAAGCTAAAAAAGACTTGCGGGATTTGCGTGCGAGGACTAAAGCAGGAATAAAGCCGGGTGAAAAAGAATTTTTTGATACTGCGTCTGGACAACCTCTAGGTAAAGAAGTTCCTTTCACTGATAAGGAGCGACAATCAGAGGAAGGAAACATTATGTTCAATGAATTGTATCCTATTGTATATAAGGGTGCTGCTCCTTTTTCTGGTGAGGGGTCTATCACTCGACTTCAAAAAGCGGCTGCAAATTACAAAACTGATCCGCAAGCGAAAAAACTATTCGATGATTTTTTATTGGCTAATAAAATGTTAGCTGCAACTACTGTGAATGAAGCATCTACTTTGAAAGCGCGTGGTACTAACACGACTTATCAGATGCTTAAATCTTCATTGGATGCGCAAGACATTCCCAAAGTTATTACAAAATTAATCAGTCAATATAATATTCCGGCTTCCGCGCAATTAACGGCTGCCATGCGTTATCAAAAAGCGCTTTCAGATGCACGAATTAAAGCACGTAAAACTGTTCCTGCCACGCAGAAACTATTTTATGATCCACAGAAACAGGCTCAATATGAACAACAGGATTATACTGGTTCCGGTGCTACGACTACACCTACTTCAGATAAGGAAGTAATTGTTGTTTCACCAGATAAAAAACGATTCAAAACTACCGAGGCAAATGCAGCGAATTTACCAGAGGGGTGGTCTCGTGGCTAATTCTCGATTTGATCCGTCATTATTGAAACCGGTCGATGAAAAGGAAAATAATTTTCAAAGCCAATTGACACCTGTTGATGATAATCAACAAGATCCCGGTTCGTACCTGGATAATCTTTCATCGGCTGATGAAGGATTTTTTCATAAACTGCCGCGTAATATTTTAATTGGTTTGGCAAAATTAGGTCATTCCACGATTAATATGCCGCATGATGTGGCGGCGCTCGCTGATAAAAGACTGGGTGATTTGTCTGATCAAATGAATAAAGCTTTTAATCCAGCGACTGTTCCTAAATATAAAAATTTAAAAATGTCCGATTATGTACCTCAACAACAGGATTATGATTTTGCAGGAATGCTTGGGCAGAAAGGTGAACCTTCATTAATGGATAAGTTAGTGCAAGGCGGTGTTGAATATTTGCCTGAAATTGCGGGTGGTAAAGGTTTGTTAACGGCAGCGACTCGCAGATTAACAGGGGTTCATGAATTAGATGCTGTAAAAAAAGCCGCAGAGAAATTTGGACAAAATAATTTTGCTTATTCACCCGCAGATATCAATGAAGCAAAAAATTATATGCCTAATACGGAAGCCACTCGACAACTTCTTACAAGTAGTCAAGCAGGTGAATATCCAGCTTCTTTTTCTGTGCGTTCGCAATTGGGTAAACATCAAAATGATTTGTCCAATTCTCCTCTCGCAGCCGAACGATTAATGGCACCGCAAGTAAAAGATTTAAGAAGAAAAATGTTAGATCAATTACAAGATGCATTGCGTACGCAGGGGATGCACACTGAAGCTGATATGTTACAAAATGGTATTAAAAATTATGGGCAGTATATGCGTGTTAAAAATGCTGTCATGCCCGTTTTAAAAAGATTAGGCGTTCCTATGACGGCTGCGGCAGCCATCGGATATGGTTTTACAAAAGGAAAGAATTTAGTTAATAGTCCATAAGGTCTAAACATTGACAAGGCAGATTAGATGCTTTAGCTGTACAACATGGTGTGGTTTTATCCAAAATGTAGGATATAGTTAAGCAGGATATGCCGAATATAAAAAGGAACATTAACATGATAATCTCTCAAAAAATGACAGATTATCTTTAAAATGGACAAAAAGCCAGCATTAATTGACAGGAGTCATTATGCCATTAGTTTCAGGGAAAAAAGCAAAAACCCGCTCTGGATTTTCTGAAAACATCAAGCGTGAAATGAACGCTGGAAAGCCACAGAAACAAGCGGTTGCAATTGCTTATTCCAAAGCCGGAGAAAAGAAAAAGACCACTAAAAAATAATTTGATAAGGATATCAAAATGGCATTAGGCATACGCGGGGCTAACCCGATATGGTCAGAGGTGGATTTACAGGGCAATTTATTCGATGACACGTTCTATTTGTTCGTGCTCGAAAACACGATTCCCTATATTCCGGCTACCGTCTATCACGATCCAGATTTAAACGTGCCTTGGACACAGCCTATTCGCTTTTTGGCTAATGGCACGCTACCTGTGGATATTTATTTTGAGGCTGATGTGGTTTACCGCCTTGAGTTTCGACAAGGAAACACACAGCAAGCCCCGCTTATTTATGAAGTAAATAACTATGTGGCTGGAACAGGTGGTTCAACCCCTGTTGATACTGTTGCTTTTGCCTCAAGCAATCAGATTACAAACCCACAATTTGTATTGATGAACCTGCAAAACCCTGTGACGATCACAGGTACTGATCCTGATCCGATCCAGCTTGCACCGGGTTGGACGCTTTCATTAGCCGGTACTGGTAGCGTTACCATTACGCAGGTTCCATTAAATGATTCCAATATTAATCCCTCTAATGCGCCCTTTGCCTTACAGCTCACAATGAGTGGCTGGACGGCTGATTCTGTCATTTTACGTCAGCGATTTCAGCAAAATGGGATGCTATGGGCTGATAAGATCGTATCAAGCACTATTACTGCGCGACTGAATGGTAGTCCTCAAACTATTAGCGCGACGTTGGTTGATTCCAATAACTCTGTACTGGGCACCGTCTTGCCATTAACGACGGTAAATGAGGAATGGAATGAATATACCGGTTATGCAGATTTGCCAACATCGACCAATCCAAATACCCCACCGGCTGCCTACATTGAATATTTGTTACATATGCCGAGTAATATCGATATTTACGTAACGAGTTTTCAGCTTGTTGTGCAGGAATTACCGATTGAACCCTCGTTTGAGCAGGACTCGGTTGATCGGCAAATAGACCATACCTATAATCGTGCCTATCCTATTGTTCCGGTGGGTAGCATTATTGATTTTGGTGGTTTTATAGTCCCTCAGCATTATTATTTATGTGATGGATCTACCAAAGATCGGGTGCGTGATTGGCTTTTGTTTAATGCAATTACATTTACTGATACCCCGACCTTAACGACAGGTATGAACACATTTACTGTGAGTAGTAGTGATTTACTTCAATTCTATATTGGTATGCCGATTGAATCGGCTGGGTTTCCATCAGGTACGACTATTACTTTAATTGTAGAAATGACGTCGACAATTACTGTATCCAATAATGCCACTGTTACAGGAGCAACTTTGGTAAGATATTTTGCATGGGGTAATGGGGATGGGTCTACAACATTTAATGTACCAAATTTACTGGGTTTTGTTACGGCGGGTGCCGGTGGTACTGTATTAGGAGCAAGTGTCATAAATGGAGTAGGTTTAACAGGAGGAAGTTCTACTCATACATTAACGATACCCGAAATGCCCGCTCATACTCACCCACCTCCGGCAGGCGCATCAGCTTTTCGTGTGCAAGGAGCTGGCGGTATTGACGAAGCATCTGGTTCGCTTGAAACAATAGCGGGTGCCACTGGATCAACGGGTGGTGGTGCTCCACATAGCATTGTTCAGCCGACCGCTTTAGTTAAAAAAATTATTAGATACCAATAATCACAAGGATGAATAAAATGGCCATTAAATATAATGCAAATTATCTTGAAACAATGCCTTTTAGTGATGTATGTCTTCAGTTAAATTTGGCAACAGGTGTTCCTCAATCATGGACGGTGCCGGGTACATCTGATCAGTATTTTCAGGCTTATTTTGAATATGCGTCCAATTCAAATATATTTGTACGTAATAACGGCACCGCGTCAGCTCCCGGTGGTGGTGCGCAAACTACACAACAATATAACGAATTTAAGCCTGAAAAACGCTATGTACGTGGTGGAGATGTATTGTCATTCGTGACACCTGATGCAGTTGCCTATATGGGTGTATCTCTTAGACAAATTCAAGGGAACTAATAATCATTCACAAGGATAGTGTCATGGCGATTGAAACTATTAAATTTAGTCAAATGACAAGTGGTGGTGATCTTGCCAATAATGACATGACACCGGGTTTGCAAAGTGGTGAAAACGTACTTTTTAATAATCCATGGACTTTTTTAGCGCCCGGAAGCACTGCGCAACGACCTACGCCCTCAACGGCTATTAACTACCGTCTGCGCTTGAATACTGATACTCAAATTTATGAATATTATAATCCGCTATTGGCCGCTTGGGTGCAGTTAGCAGAAGGTTCTACGACTGCGGGGCCTTTTATTACTTATACTGCGGATGCAGGTTTACCTGAAGCTCAAAATCTTGGTTTATTGGCAAATGGTATATTAAAACAAACTATTTCTTCAGGAACGGCAACGCTTAATATAGCAGTCCAGGGCACAGATTATTATGGGCCGGGCGATACCCCGACATTTGCCGGAATGACGTTATCTGGCAATTTGAATATGGGTGGCTTTACTGCAACCAATGCAGCAAATCCTCTTAATCCACAAGATTATGCGACTAAATTTTATGTTGACCAAACAGCACTCAATGGAACATCTGTTTATGCGGCATCGGCTGCAACGCTTGGCACAGTCACACAATCAGGTGCAGGTGTTGGCGCTACCCTTACGAATGCCGGTACACAGGCAACTCTTGCATTAGATGGTGTAAACCCTCCTGTCGGATCGAATGTTTTAATTAAAAATACTGCGACAGGAATGACATCGGCAAATGAGGGGATTTATACAGTTACATCTGTTGGTTCTGCCTCGACTAATTGGGTTTTAACACGTGCTACCTCTTATGATAATGTAACTGAAATAAACAACACAGGTTTGATAGCAGTCCAAAATGGTTCAACTCTGGCCGGAACGGCATGGTATAATGTGGCCACTATTGTAACTGTCGATACCACTCCATTTAATTATCTTGAATTCGGTAATATTGTCTTTCCAATTACCTTGGCGCATGGTGGAACAAATGCCAATTTGACAGCATCCAACGGCGGAATTGTTTATAGCGGTGCGAGTTCTTTGGCAATTCTGGCTGGCACAGCAACGGCCAATCAATTATTACTTTCTGGTGCGTCTACAACGCCCGCATGGAGTACGTCAACCTATCCAGCGACAAATGCCATTAATACATTGCTTTACGCAAGTGCAGCAAATGTAATGGCGGCGCTTCCTACAGCAGATAGTTCGGTACTCGTTACAGGAGTGACCGGAATTCCTTCTCTTAGCACTACATTGCCATCCGGAATTTCAGCATCAGGAATGCTCTTAACTTCACCTGAAATTATTTTCGGGCTTCTTGATGGCAACGGTAATAATATGCTTGGCTGGAATCAAGCGACGAGTGCAGTAAACTATATTGCTATTCAAAATGCTGGGTCAGGAAATAATCCTTCATTTGCGGTTGTTGGTTCTGACACAAATATCTCATTAAATCTCTTTTCGAAGGGTACGGGCGGCATAAATGTTCAGGGGTTCTCTGATGGTTCAAATGCCGCTGCGGGAATTGTAAGGGAGTTTTTATATTCAAATGTGCCATCTGGATCGGCAATTACTTTAGTTGCAAATACAACAACAAACGTTACTTCATTATCTTTAACCCCGGGTGATTGGGATGTCTATGGAAATCTGGATTTTCAGCCGACTGGGATAATTGAAACGTTGAATGGATTTATAAGTACGACTTCAGCGACTGGTGGTGATCCTTCAGTAGGTTGTCGTTTCTTGACCGCAGCAGCACTAAATGGAGTAGGTTTTGCGCTTCCCATGTTAAGAGTATCGACTGCGTCCACAATGAATGTTTATCTGGTAGCCTCTTCAAGTTCGACACCGAAAGTTTCAGGAACTTTACAGGCGCGAAGACGTTAATATTTTTTTATAAAGAATCCGACTAATATGAACATATACGTAGACATTAAAACGATACCGGTGGCTAAAAAAATCATTGCAATGCAATCTATAACATTTAGCATTTTTATTTTCCAATAAAAGGATTAATATAGGATGCGATTATGGGTAAAATGAAGAGAAATTGCCACGAATAATTTTTAATAATAGATAAAGGATTAGTCGAATGTCAGAAACGAAAATGGAAACTCCGGCCTTGAGCCTGTTAGATCAGTTTAAAATGCAACATGCATTATTTATGCAACAAAAGGAACTTGCACAAAACAATCTGAATCAATTGGTAGGTGCAATTTATGCGTGTGAAATGATGATTCAAAAGTTCGAGCAAACGGACGCTCAAAAAGGACTTTCACAGGAAAATCCAGGAGACCAAGGGAATGTCGAAGCTAACAAGATGATATCCGATGCTGGATAAAATATCCTATTTATGATAAAATGCTCATCTTATATGGGGTGAGCATGAAAAAAATAACTGCAAGAGAAGCATTTGAAAAAGGCTTAACAAGATACTTTACCGGTAAAAAATGTAATTATGATCATTTAGATGAAAGAATGATTAGTAATGGAAGCTGTGTAAGTTGTCTTAATGAAAAAAGAAAAAGAAGCCGTGATGATCTATATGAAGCTACTAAAGTTTGGAGATTAAAAAATCCAGATTCTCGAAGAATAGAGGCAGAAAAATATAGAAAAAAACATCCTGAAAAAGTAGCTAAAAATGTAAAAGCATATCGACAAAGAAATATAGAAGAAGTGAGAAAAAGAGAAAGAGAGAACGCAAAAAGAATGCGAGCTGTTAATCCACAAAAAGAAAAAGAGAGACTTAAACGATTTTCATTAAAACGAGAACAAAAAAGAATAGAGGAAGCTGGTCGTAAAAAACCAGATTTATGTGAGATTTGTGTTTCAAATGAGTTTAAGATTGTATTTGATCATTGTCATAATTCAAATAAATTTCGGGGTTGGATTTGTGATAGATGCAACAGGGTTCTTGGAATAGTTAAAGATAATTCTAAGCTTTTAAATGATTTGGCATTATATTTGGAGAAATTCAATGTCAAAGTTAAATGCTAAAAGAAGGGATGCTTTACCAAAAAAAGAATTTGCTTTACCAGACTCTCGAAAGTATCCCGTAGATACTAAAGCTAGAGCTGCCAATGCGAAAGCGCGTGCGACGCAAATGGTAAACAAAGGCAAGCTTTCACCTGCATCAAAAGCCAAAATTGATGCCAAAGCCAATCGTGTTTTGGATAATGGTCACAGAGGAGCTAAAGGATGAGCTTACTATCAAATTTTATTGTCGCTCACGTTATTCAAGCGCTCGAGCAGGAATTCATTTCTCATGAACCTGATTTGCAGAAAGCTTTTTTAGATGAAGTTTCTGCATTCACTTCACAGATTGTTCAATGGTTGGAATCAAGACTTTCTAATGATCACTCAAATGATGCGGAGGCCAGTAATGAAGAAAAATAAAACTGTTAAAAAAATACCTGAAAAAATACCTGAAAAAAACATCCGAAATCTGGATAGCAAGGAACCAAAAATGGAAAAGAAAAAAATGCCTGTAAAAAAAGGACGTAAATAATTCAAGGAGCGAATCATGGCTTATGACGAGATTCCACGGAAACCGATAGAGATTAGAGAAGGTAAAGGAGAAGGTCGCACAGGTCATGATGAACTGATTGATCGTGCCGGTGCTTCTGGTAAGTTTGGTGTCCGTACTGATGCCGCAGCAGAAGGTGTTGGGTATTTGGGAATGGACGATTTGGATCGCATTCGTCGGGAAAGGTTGAAAAAACAAACTTCCTAATTATGGAGAGAATCTGATGACGCAAACAGCCACGATTACTTCCATTAAAAGGGAATTTAATTTATTCCCCAATATTGTCGGCATTGTTACAACTGCAGATTTGACCGATATCACCACTACCGGTTATTGGACAAATGAATCTGATAATGTGACATTTTTAAATAATGGTGTTTGGACATGGGAAGCTGAAGATATTGTTTTGATATATTATGCAACGAATCAGGTAGGCTGGTTTTCCTATAATGCAAGCACTGCTTCATTTGTAAATTTAATTACTGTCAGCTTTTCCCCTTCAAATCCATCACTTTCAGTTGTTGCATCGGTGCTTGATTCTGGATCATGTACTGTGAGCAACATTCCAGTTTTTCAAGATGTAGATGGAACGATTGGTGATTCAGGTGTAGCAATAAATGATGTTCAATTATCAACAAATATTCAAGCAGGTGCTACTAACGATATTGGTGGCCAAGGAGCTGGCCCAATAACAGTCACCCAATCAGGAATAACAGCGAATAGCGCTATTGTTGGAACTATTCGAAGTTCATCAAATCCTGTTTCAATCGTATCAATTTTACCAGGTAGTGGCAGCTTTGCTATTACTTTTAGTGGTGACCCAGGCGTATCTTGTCGTGTTTCTACTGTAGCATTTATACAAGCCCAATAACTTAAGGAGATAATGGAATGTCTATTCTATCGATTGCAAGGAATTTTAACGGAGATCCAAACATTGTCACCATCACATCGGATGATGACTTAACGGCACTTACAACGGCTGGCTATTGGCAACTCCAAACAACTATTGACTCTGTCGCTGCATTACAGAATGGTGTGTGGGAATGGTCTCCAACTGATCTGGTTTTGATTTACTATTCAGCCGCTCAAATTGGATTCTTCACCTTTGATGCAACCACAAATGCTTTTGTTGCGCTTGCTGATAATGGAAATCTTTCCAATACTCTATCATCCGGAAACATTTTTGTGGGTAATGCTTCAAACATCGCAACCGGCGTTGCAATGTCTGGCGATGGAACAATGAGCAACACAGGTGTATTAACAATTGGTACTGGCGCTATTACAGGATCAAAGATTGCAAACAATGCAGTTGATTATGCGCAGTTAGCTTTGGATGTTGGTGCAAGCGTTACTGTTGCTCTAACTGCCGCACAAATTAAAGCATTGTATGATACCCCTGTTCAACTAGTAGCGGCTCCCGGTTCTGGTAAATTGGTCGTTATCGATAGCATCCTTTGGGATATCGCATTTGGTACTACTCAATATACAGCCGGTGGTGTGATCGCTGCCCAGTATGGTAATGCAGCGCATGGAGCCGGCCCAGCAGCTTCTGGTACATTAGCGGCGGCTTCTTTAAATGCCATTGCTGCAAGTAGCTTCTTATCAAACGGTGGCATCGCTGGTGGGTTGGATGTAGCAAAATCTGCATCTCTAAATACCGCAGTTTACCTGTCAAACCAAACAGCAGATTTTGCAACCGGTGACAGTACAGCTACTTTGTATGTTAGATATCGAGTTGTAACACCTGCTTAATCGAATAAGGCTCTTCGGAGCCTTTCTTTTTTACAAGGATTGTAAAAATGAGCGATGTGCAGCAATGGATTAAAAAATGTGAAGCTTTACGACTTCGTATTTACACTGATTCAACCGGGAACCCAACGATTGGGTGGGGTCGAAACCTTCGTAAAGGTATCAGTGTTGACGAAGCTGAATTGATGTTTCAGAATGATTTTAAAGAAGCTGTTTCAAAGCTTGAGTCCTGCGACTGGTATCATCCGTTGCCGGAGGGTGTCAAACTCGCATTGATCAATATGAACTTCAACCTCGGCATTTGGAAGTTGCTCGGGTTTAAGAAAATGATTGCCGCGTTAAAGGCTCAAAATTTCACGCTGGCGGCTCAGGAAGCTTTAGACAGTAAATGGTCTACCCAGGTGGGGGATCGTGCCAAGGATGTGGCCGTTATGATCAGGGAGGGTAAATGAAAATTATCTCATGGTTTCGTTGTAACTTTTTGAATTCCCATCGATGGACAGTTTGCAAGGCAACCGGATTAAACCGTCGTGTCTGTACTGACTGTGGTCATCAGGAATTTCGATATGAGGCAACATGAACGAATTGACCACATTAATACAGTCAATTGGTTTAAGCATCATTATCCTGAACTCGATGATGATTTTCATCACTTCGCGAATGAGAGAAAGTGTAGTGTAATACAAGGCGCTTTATTGAAGCGTATGGGTGTAAAAAGAGGCGTCGCTGATTTTTTTTTGGCCTTACCTCTAAACGGAAAAGCTGGTTTATGGGTCGAACTCAAAGTTGGTAAAAACAAACCTACCAAAGAACAACAAGCCTTTTTGGAAAGAAAGGCGCAGCGAGGGTATGAGGCTGTTTGCGTGTGGGGAACTAAGGCTGCACGGGAAGCCATCAGCGCCTATCTTAATGATTATGTTCCATGTAGAACAATTGCCTTTAAAAATACATAAGCTATTTGTGGCACGATAGCATTTCCTAGGGATGTAATTCTGTCCAACCTATTGGATAGCCCATCATTTTTTCGCATAAGGTCGGCATTAAATTCGAGCCAGTCTCTAGCTTGCATAACCTTCCAAGCGTTAGGGATGAGTTGTTTCCATTTTGGTTGTATTTCCTCCAAGTACCATTTTTGGTTTTCTTGTAAATATCGTGTTTCCCTATTATTGATCCCGTTCTCGCATCGCTTGCTGTCAAGGTTGGCAATAATCCATAGCCGTTCCCTTTTATGCGGTGCTCCAATGAGACAAGCTGGTATAAGATACGCTGTCCATTGGTAGTTTTCTCCTTCCAAATCTTCAAGGATTGAGTCAAGTAAGGGAACAATTCCAGGCACATTTTCCGCAATGATAAATTTAGGCCGGCACTGTTTGATAATTCGGAACATTTCAGGCCATAAGTATCTGTCATCCAAGAGTCCTTTCTTTTTTCCTGCCACGCTGAATGGTTGGCAAGGAAATCCACCAGTTAATATTTCCACTTCCTCATGGAAATTGAACGTCCTGATATCATCATGAATGGGGACGTTCGGAAAATTTTTCGTTAATACTTTTTTGCAAAATTTATCTTTTTCTACGAATTGTATGGTTTGTATGCCAGCCCAGCGTGCAGCTAATGAAAAGCCGCCTATCCCTGAAAACAAATCCAGTAACTTCATACATCATCCTATCTTGACATCTATACATCTTGACATCATTATGTCATTACATCAAGACACTAAGGCATCATAATATGATAATTTCAATACTGAATCAAAAGGGCGGTACGGGTAAGACGACGCTTGCAGTCAACATGACTCGTGAGTATACCAAGCGTGGGCTTAAAACATTATTGGTGGACTCTGACAGCCAAGGATCAGCGTTACGCTGGCATGAGGAGTCAGGCGGCGACCTAATCGATTTGACATGCTTACCTGTCACCACCTTGGATAAGGACGTGGTGAAGTTTAAAGACCGCTACGAGCGAATTATCATTGACGGCATCCCACGGGTGTCACCTCTGACTGTTTGTGCCATCAAAGCCGCTGACGTGGTTTTGATCCCGGTACAGCCGTCCCCGTATGATGTATGGGCAACTGAAGATTTGGTACGTTTGGTTCAGGAACGAATTGAGATTACGGAAGGTAAACTCCAAGCTGCTTTTATTATTTGTCGTCGAATTAAAGGTACAGTATTAGGGCGAGAAATTGTGGATCAACTGAATGTCTTCACATTTCCAGTGTTTGTTGCAGGAACCTGCCAGCGCCAAGAATATGCAAAGTCGGTACAAGAAGGTCGTACTGTCTGTGAAGTCTATACGGAAGCCACTCGAGAGATTGCAGAAATTGTTAGTGAATTGGAGGAATGCTACTATGGCAAAAATTGAGTCAGGTGTAGAATTTGACAAGAAAAAAAATCACGATAAGATGGCAAAAGGAATGGTTTCAATTCAGCAATATACTTTGCGTATTCCTGCTAATCTTTATAAAGCAGTTAAGCTTAAGATGGTAAAAGAAAACAAGAAACTTCGGCCTATCTTAATTGAAATGTTGGAGAAGTACATCAAGACATCATGATGCCATGATGTTAATATGATTTTTATGGATATCTAATGAATACGGATGAAACAGCAAAAGAATTAGCGAAAGTCTTTACAAAAGTCATTACAGATGTTTTAAACGAAGTTATTGAGAAAAGATGTTATCTTGCTTTATTGAAAATTTTAAATGAAATTGAAAATAAAAGGATCGGTGATGTCTGTAGTAGCATTTGACACATTAGCATTTGCAAACAAATTAAAAGGCGCAGGGATGCATCCAACACTAGCAGACGTTCAAGCCGAAGAAACGGCAAAAATATTGACTGATTTAACAGCAAATCAGCTCGTCACCAAGCAAGATTTAAAAAGTGAAATTGATAATTTAAAAATGGACATGTATGGATTTACTGTTAGAGTTGCGATGTTTACAGTTAGCATTTTAGGTGGTATACAGGCTTTGTTTCACTTCATTAAGTAAAGGATAAAAGATGAAAAATAAATTAGTTTTAGTATGTGCATTATTAGCAAGCAATTTAGCTTTAGCAGACGCGCCTTTGAAAGAATCTCTACAAGATGTCGCGGTTGCGGTCGCAGGAACTCAAAGTGTTGAAACACAAATTAATCAACCTACAACACTGCGCAGCGTTCATGGTGTTACCATTTATAATACTACTCCCGGATTCAAGGATTTTGCGTGGACTGTTTCGCTTTGTCCTGAAAGCCAACCGGAACACTGCAAGGTTATTAAGGAACACATGGGTTTAGCTACAGGACAACATTGGGGACACACCTATTTTCTTGAAACTGTGGTCTCTTTTCATGCTGTCGGAACCCATCCTGTGACTGCACAAACAATTATAACAGGCGGTGCATCAGATACAGCGTCTGATACAAAGTATGTGGGCGTTCATTATTAATGAAAGCCTTTTGCACACAATTCACAGATCGTGAATGTCGAGAAGAAGATTGCTGTTTATTGGAATTGACTGAATCGTGTTTATTGGAATTGGCTGAAAGGATCGATAAAATTCGACATGTTTCAAAGTGTTTGAATGTAATTATCAATCCAGTTGAGCGGTGGTTTCATTATGTGAAGCCACTGCCAATTGAAATGCCGCGTGACGTAATAATGCATACAATGAAAGACCACGATGGGAATGACGTGTTATGTTGGTTAGGAATGGCAACTTTTAAATGCGATATTATGATTGGCGAATCAGGGGGATTTTAAACCCCCTAGAATCTCAGAGTCTCTCGGTACATGGTCGAATTTACGATTTCACCGGTTTACCGCTCTCCGCTTTCGCTTTGATCTTTAAAATAAGGGACAGCTAGTTCGGAGTTGCACCGACACTCGCTAGGGTTTCCCCTAACTTAACCCATCCTATGGGACTGCCATAAAAGGCCTCGAGCGGGAATCCTTGGATATCATATGCGCAAGACTACACCAAAGCCTATTTATTATAGGCATTCTACGTCTACTTGTATAGCCTTCTCAGGGTAAACAAAATGTTTTTTAACTACTTTGAGAGTCCCATTTTCCAGTTCGATACATTCAATTTGACTTGGTGAATATAATTCTTTTTCTTCAATAACATTTTTCAAATATATAAAATTTTGTAATCTGGAATAGGCGTCATGAGGATTTATAAAATGTTTTTTAACAAAATAATGATAGAAAAAACGAATTGCTTTATCTGTGCTTAATAAAAATTTCTCACCAGCGTATTTCAAACCATTATAGTTAGGAATGGTATATAAGACATGAAATAGTGGTGATCCGTTATTCATGGACAGGATATATTCTGTTTGATCAACAGGAAAAACCACTCTGTTTCTTTTTGAAGCAGAATTTTGTAAATTACGATTAGGGTCGATTAATTCTGTATGGCATGACCTGCACTGCCGTGAAACAATATCATTTTTTGTTCCACATTCTGGACAATCTTTCCACTCAAACCAATGGTCACAGCGTTTATTGTCCTTGGTTCCGATGCATCTACGCGACATTAACGTATTCATTGAATTACATTCAAAGCATTCAATGCAATATTCGGGGTCGTTCGGGTCTTTTGGTTGAATGGCTTTATTGATAACAGGGTTATCGATATCCCCGTGTCGGTCAAGATTGCCAGCATAATCCAGAATTAGACAATCTGTTTTACCATCTGACAGGCGCAACCCTCGACCCAAGCACTGCATATACAATACAAGCGATTCTGTGGGGCGTACGAACACGATTGTATCAAAGGAGGGTACATCTACCCCTGTACATAGAACATTGACGTTAACCAGGTATTTGATGATTCCAGCACGTGCTTGTGTAATGTAAAGCTCTCGCATTTTGTCTAACGTGTCACCAGTAATAATCGCGGTTTCCTCTCGCGGTAACCATTCTGCGCATTCGTGACAATGCTTTATGCTGGATGCAAAGATAAATGCGCCTTTGCGATCTTTAACAATCTCAGCGACTTCCGCCATGATTTTACCAGTAAGACGCGGCTGTTTCTGTACAGCGTTATCAAGATCAACAGAATTAAACTTTCCCATTGAATTAATTTTTAATTCGTTGAAATCATACTGAAGTGTCTTTTCGCAGTAACCCCATATTGGTGGAGTTAAATAAGTATTTTCAATTAGCCAATCAGCCGTAATTGCGCATACTTCTTCTTGAAAAAATAGTTTATCACCAACGATTGTATGGCCTTTGCCGCGATAAGGCGTTCCAGTTAAACCTACGAAACGAAGTTTATGGCCGAGCGTTTGCGCGTATATACCATAATGATTGAATATGCGCATGTACGTCGTTCCTTTATCATTAAAGTTGATGTTGTGGCATTCATCAACAATGATAAGGTTAAACGGAATTTTTGAAAGTTTACCCTCTCTTTTAATACTTCCCCGAACTGACATAGGAGATGCAAAAATAATAGGTTCGGCAATATCTCTCATACCAAGTGATGCGCAAAAAATTCCTGCGTGTCCACCTTGTTGCTTATAAGTATCAGCGTTCTGACGAATCAGCGTGCTATTCATTGTAAGACAAAGCGCCCGCCATCCAGCACGCTCTACAAGAAGCAGTATTGAAGCTATACAGACTGATTTTCCAGCCCCGACCGACATATTAACTAATAAAGGATGATCAGTTTCTTTTAATCTTTTTTTTAAAATATCAACAACCTCTTGTTGATATGGGCGTAATATTTTAGCATTCAAGGTATGAAATTCCTTTTTTTAAAATTTCGATAGAATCTAAGGCATTTCCGAGCATTAAATTACATCTTCTGCATAGTAAACCACGTATTTTTCCTGTTTTATGACAATGATCAACAGATAATCTAGTTATTTCTTTAGTAATTCTATGTATTTTATCTTCTTTTTTTTCACATATTGCACATACATAATTTTGATTTATTAAAATTTTATTATATTGATCAATAGTTAATTTAAAATTACGTTTAAATCTTGATTTTTCTTTATGAGGCTGTTGTCTTGTTTTAAGACATTTAATGCATGAAGGAGATTTTCTTTTTAATTCACTTTTGTAAAAATTATTTATAGAATAAGAAAAAGAGCATATATAACAAATAATATTTTCTTTTTTCATGTTTTCAATCATATTGTCATTGTTATATTTTTTAGATGTTCTAAATTTACAACATTTTAAACAAACCAAATCTACCACAATAGGATTTGTATTTTGATAAATATTTAATCCAATATCTTCATATTTAAGATCGCCATGTTTAGAGCAATATTTTATTAAATATTCTGGATTTTCTTTTTTTGGAAGCGTTTTGTCTTTTTTTCTTTTTATTAATGTTTCTTGTACATTGCAAGCTTTACATATACTGGCATAACCATCTAATCTTCTATTAGATTTTTTAACTAATGACAAAACAATCCATTGTTTGCACTTTCTACAGAATTTTTTATTTTCTGAAGTCATCATATTATTTAAAATTCACCGGTCGCATTTCGCCCAAGTTACGCTTAATTCCATCCAAAACCGTTTGATAAGAATCAGCAACAATATGCATTACTTCCGTTGCGCTAACTTGGTGATGACCTGTTTGTAAATATTTATCGATATTTTTGATTGATAAATTTACCATATTAAATAGTGCTATTTCCATGAAGTCATGAATGCCGCCGCGTTTTCCGTGATCAAATTTGGCTAGGAAATCTTTTAAAAATTGGTGTGCGTTTAGCACCTCTTCGCGAGCTGTGATTTCGGTGATTCCATTTGGTTTGCTTAATTCATTCATTATTTTTGTCCTTCAAAATAAGTTCTAATATTTGTCTACACCGTATTACTGCCATAAGATAAGATGCTCCCGGAGTAGCATATT